GATCAAAGCGATAATCGCCGCGGTTGACATATCGCTATCATTCTGGTAATAGGCTTCCTGCGTGAACAGGGATGTTACTACGTCGGAAATATCCTTGAGCACAGGGAGATACCCCAACGGATTGCTGTTGTTCCAAAAATTCGGAAGTATATTTTCGATATACTTCTCAGCCCATTCTTTATCTTTATCGTCGTCTCTAAAAGCATCCATGATTGATTGCGCAAGCCCAGTCACAAAATTCGTAAGTAAAAGTACGGAGGCTGTCCTGATAAGATTTTTGACCGCTTTTCCGTCTTTCCCTTCCACTGCGTTTAAGATTGCATTTCTGATTAAATTGTAGGACTTATTGGTCTCTGACATAAAGGCGCCCGCTGTTTTTGCAAAGATATTCGTATTTCGCATAAAGTGGCTTTTATGGAAAACGGTATCCACTACCTGGGTCCTATCGACGACATCCCGCATTCTTTTTCCCGCTGCTTTATAGAATGCGTCTGAATTCACGGTAAGATCAGGCCTTAAATCTTTTATCTCAGCACAACAGGCATTAAAAATGATGCTCCATGTAACATCATCCGCTTTTCCGGGCAGCCACATAGACATTTCCGTCATTTTTTCATACGCTGTCGATACGCCGGTTAATACGGATTTCATCGAATTCCCCACGTTGACATCGTAAAAACCCCAGCTTTTCCAGAGTGAAATCGGTACATAACGGTTCGTAAGGGCAATGTCCGGTTTTTTTGACAGTCCGGCAGCAAGGTATTTCGGATCGATTACACAGGCCGCCCTGATATATGCAGTCGGCTGCTGTATGGCAACTCTAAGATTAAATCCTACAGCCGACAGTTTATACGCTTTTACAGCATGGTTTAAAAGATTGTTTTCAAAATCAGGGCTGCGCGTTCCGCTGATATCCTCTATTAGCTTTAGAAAATACTGCTGTCCGCTCTTACCGTAAACTCTTTCGACCCCTTGTTTTACACTGAAACCTTTTGTATTTCTGTAATTAAACCATTTCATGGCGTCCAAAATAGGAACAGAAAAAGCGTTATAAACCGACATCTCCGTAACATGCTTTGTAAAAACATCAAATATATCGTTTAGAATAATGGGATTTGACGCTTCCTCTGCAACCTCTTTTGTAAATCCCATATTTAAGACTGACCAGAGCTGCGTTTGTTGATCGTTTTTTATGGTCGCCACAGAATTTTTATCGATCTGAATTGGATAATAATGCGGGTCGGAAAACTTTTCGTATCCATATAAAGTCATAGAAGCTTCGTTGCCCTGCCGCGTGCATTCCCTTGCAAAATACTGCTGTAGCTGATCTGCAAACTGCTTTTGTTCCGCTGTCAGTACCGCTGTTATTTTTTGGACATCCCCTAAGGTAACGCGAACCGGCTTAATCCCATTTTCTTTTATGGCATATGTACGTATCCCACCGCCAAAGATATGGAAAGCAGCTTGTTTCCTTTTAATTTCCTCATATAACCCCATTATATGGCCGGTCGTTAAAGTGATTTTTCCTCCAGCTACCTGAAAGGTATACTTGCGTGCTTTGTTTCCTGTCCAGGAACTGATATCAAGATCCCCTTTCGCTTTCTGAAAAAATTCAATTGCGGTGTTCAAATTCAGGACATGTTTATCAAATCCATCCCTAAGCTCTTCCAGAACGGAATACGCCGCAGACCCTAATCGCTCAAAATAGGAAAAGCTGTCCATCTGACTTAAGCCAAAAAAGTCATCCGCAGCCTTTAATACTCCATTTGTTAGCAACTTCTCTTTTTTTCCGGCCGTTTGCTCTATCGTTGTGTCCCCCAGCTGTTCTACATGCTGAAACAGTCGATTGTTATGCAGCTCATTTGCCGAAACTACTGCACTTTTTACAGCGCTCGTAATCCAATACAGCTCCTTCAGCTGTACCGCATTCATTTGATTGATTGATTTCGAACCTCTGTATTCGGAAATAAAACGGCTGAGCCTAACTGGAAGCTCCGGATCGAGATGGAGTAAAAACGCAGTATTCATCCCGTTCTGTTCATTGCTTTTTAAGCCCTGTAATACATTGTTCAGCTCATAGAATGCGTCGCTCCATTTCTGAATTTTATTTGTGCTGTTTATTAAAGCTGCTGTGCCGTCCTTATTGAGGCGTGGCGAAACAAAATCCAGGCTTAGAATAAATTCGGTAATCGGCCCTACAAGAGGCTGGGGTACATGATTCCTTTTATTTGGCTTAGTAATCCACCGAAATAATTCCTGTGCATTGCGCTCAATCTTGTTTTTATATTCAGACCTTTCTCTACTTTCTTTGTTCCGGGTGCGCGTATTTTCATAAATTTTTCTGTAATACGCCTGTGCCTGCGCCTTAGCACGGATAACCGCCTGCTGCTTATCTTTGTTCAATTCCAAGCTTTTGGTACGGTATTCCTCCTCGAGCTGTTTCTGTGCCTGCTGGTACCGCTGCCTGTACTGCTGTCTGGCTTCCTCAAGCGACTTTTTGAACTCCGCACGCAGGACAAACATCCGGTTATTCTGCTCTTGCGTTTCGCTTTTAAGCTCCGGAACGCTGAAATATTCCTCATACAGGCGGTAGGCAAGCTCCGTGGCCGCTTCATCGATATTCCCCTCAAACTCGTTTTTCATTTGGGGCTTAAGGCTGTCGAACACTTCAATCAGACGGAAGGCCTGCTGCGCTTCGTCGGTATCGTAGTCAAACAACTCCGGATATTTCAGGCACAGCTCTCCCCACAGGCTGTCTAACGGGATTCCATTGTCGGAAACGACGACCCTTCCCATCAGCCGGTTACGCCCGGCTTGGTAGCTGCCGTAGCTGTAAGAAAGCTCCTCCTTCTGCACATCGGAAAGGGAGATGCGCTCTTCCCGCATCTCACGCAGAAAATCAGCGTACCGGTCCCGCATTGATGTATCGAGCGTTTCACTTTTCTCAAGGACAGCCTTCGCAACGCCCGTACACAGGCGTATGGCTTCACTGTAATCGGCCTGGTTGCTGTTCGCCATATAGTCGAATATTTTCTGATAATTTTCAACGAACGTGTCAAGGCTATAACTGCTCTGATATTCCTTTAATATTTTTTTGCCCACGCTCCGCAGCGCCTGAATATCCGCCTGCTTCTTCCCCGTCTCCTGGAACAGGCGCGCGACGAGAGAATCCATTTTCTGTACCGCCTGATCCTCCTGCTCGTTCAGCCGCCCTTCAAACTCCGCCGTTTCCCGCAGGGAATACTTGAGCCTGTCGATTTCCGTGTTGCTTTTTGAAGAAGAATTGGATATAATATTGATGGGACCGTACTGATTATTGTTGACCGGCAATTGGAGCCTAGTAAACTTTAACCAGGCATCGGTCCTGTTTTTATTTGGTTCAACATATAAAAGTGTGCTCGTGTCAATCAAACGTTGGGCATGCTCTTTTCCATAAGCGCTCGCGAGCTTAAACTCATCGAGGGCAACACCGTCTTTTATGGGATGAAGTTCCAATACAGCAAGAACGGGAGTACCATTTTTATTATAAACTTCGCCGAGCATGGTTAGACGGCCGGCTACCGTTTTTGATTCCATGACTACCACTGGGTTTTCCAAAAGATTTGGAACCTGTTTTATGACTTCATCCGTCATTGCAGGATGCTTTGACCTGATTTTTATAATCTTGCTGGAATCCCAAACAATATCTTTCTTTTCAACACCGATACTTCTTAATGCTTCAGAAGTGTTGCCTATTTTGAAATGCTGTAAGGGGTCTTTTCTATCCCATTCGTCATACTGCGTTTCAAAATCAGGATTGAGAGAAAATTTTGGTTCGGCGCCGCTCTGCGGCATTTCCGTCTTTTTCGCCGTATCAGCGCTTTCTTCCAGCAGGCGCGCCAGCTCCATAATGTCTTCCAGGCTGTCCTTCCATCGGGCAGCCTCTTTATTTTTCCGGGCGTAATCAGAAAAAATTTCTTTTAACCGCTGCGCAAAATCCCGCAGCACCTGCGAAAGTGTCCGGCGTTTCTTTGCATTCAACCGCAAAGCGGCGTTTATCGTGCCACTGTCGGACGCTATGGAGGAAAGGCTGTTACAGGCGATTTCTTCCAGCGCATCCATCTCACTAATCCACCGGCCGGTCTGCTCGCGCGTTGCCTTCTGGAGCGCTGTAATCCTTTCATTGATGTCGTAGCCCTCTTGTTTTTCCAGATACTGCACCGCGAAATCGGACAGCACCTTGAACCCTTCCGGGTTATGCTCGCTAATATAATGCCCGACTTCATGAAACGCGACGGCGGCGACCGCTCCGGCGTCCGCGTTGATATCGACGACGATATTCCCATTTCCCCTGTAGATGCCGTTTGCCTGTTTTGGAAAGCCCCCGCCCTCTGAGCTTTTGGAATCGACCACCCGGATATTCACCCCGTAATGGTCGGAAAGCCCCTGGAGGATTTGCAGCTGTGCTTTCATATCGCCGGTCAGCTTTTTCTTGTCTGCATCCACCTGGAAAAGGCCCATACGGGAGGCGCCCTCCGTTTTAAAACGCGCGGCATTCTCCTGTCGTGTCTGTAATAGGGCCGCCTGGTCACTTACGCCCGCGCGGTATGCGGCGGCAACGCTCTCCTGTCCCATAACTGAGATAATCTGCGGGAACCTTTCTGAGAAGGCTTCCAGGCTTCTCCCTTGCTTGCCCGCCAGATAAAATGCCTGAAAACCGTCGGCGTAATACTCCTTCGGCAGGTTCCCCTTATAGTGGTCGACAAATGCATTCGCGCCCGCCTTATCGAAATTGGCCGCCATTGAATAGACTGCGCGCGTTTCCTCGCTTGCAACGGCAACGCGGTCAAGGTCGACTGTTTTTCCGGTACTAAGCGTCACCCTGACCCTGCCGTCCTCCGTTCCGGCAATTTCCTGAATATGCTGCAGCTTTTTATCGTACCCCACGGTGGTGGAAAGCGTACCGGCGGCGTTCTTCGTTTTCACCTTCTCTCGTGCGTTATATACGCCTCTGACGGAAGTTTCAGGCGTTGGCAGGGTAGTTTTCCCTTGCGCTGTATTTTTTACTTCTGCGCCGTTTTCCGGCACGTTTTTATATTCTGCTAGGTAAGCGGAAAATGCCGCCGGGTCGGCCTCCAGCTTTTTTCTAAGCGCAGTGTCCTGCGCGCCCGCTTCATCAATTGCCTGCTCAAGCGCGACGCGTTCCCGGTTTGTAACCACCTTCCCCTGCTCCTGTTTTTTCTTCATCAGGGACGCGAGCTGATACGCCTGTGTGTCGTCCCCGCTTTGGAGTCCCTGGTCAAGCAAATCGCTCTGTACCTCTTTCAGTGAGATTCCGCGAAGCGCATGGTCAAAGTTTCCATTGTTTAAAAGGTTCTCACGAAACAAAGCACCCGCTTGATAATTACCAATGCGCTTTCCCTGTTCCTGCCTTTTTATCAATTTGTCCGCAAGCTGGTAAGCGCGGCTCTGCGGATTCGTCGTTTTTCCGATTTCTGTCAAATCCTCAAGGGAATAATCCGACCTGCCTTTTTTGATGTCGGCGCCAAAACGCGCTGTGTCCGCCGCATTGAGTGCGGTCGCGCCGGCGGACAGTACCGCACCGGACAAAGCGCCGCCCACGAAGTCGAGTCCGATATTTGAGACAGTGTCGAGCGCTGCGCGCTTCCACGCTTCCTCTTCCGACAGCCCCTGATTTTGATAGGCCTGCACCGTGCGGCTGAAATCGGAATTATCAGCGTTTATCAGCGCATCGGAAACAAGGTTTGTGACATCGGTAGCCGCTTCCTCGCTGCCTTCCGTAAACATGCCCTTTGCAATGTTTTTGATGCCTTCTTTCAGTCCCGTCTTATTGGACTTCTTAAAAGCCTTTAGCTGGTCGAGGCTGACCTTTTCAAAAAGCACTTCGGCTGCGCCCGCCGCTGCGCCCGTCCACAGTGCCTGTGTCGCGCTGCCTCCGTTTTCTGCTACATTCAGCGCGGCTCTAGACGCAGAAGAATTCCCCATAAGTGCAAGCCCAAAGTCGTCTAAAGGTATAGTTGTTAGGCTGTCTGCAAGAGACATCCCATATTGATACAGAAGACGCTCAAAACCGTTCATATCCTCAGAAACCGTCTCGCGCAATGTATCTGTTGCGTGAATCGCGTTATAGTAAGGACTATTTGGATCAACTGGATGCAGCTCGCCTGTTTGAAGCTCCTTGATCGTATTTTTAATCGGCTCATGCATACCAATTTCCGGAGCGCCTAATGCCCCAAGCGTATTTGTTGCCCAGGAAGCAACCGTCGCCAAAGCAGGATTTTTGCGTGCAAGGTCTTTCTGCATTTCTTCGACCTTTTTTCTCTGCTGCGCATTTTGTTCGCTTGAATATACGTCCAACAGAGCTTCCACATCGTAGCCCTTATCTGAAAGCCATTGCTTTGCTTCTTCGGCTTCCTGCTTCTTTTTTTCAAAGAGGGGATAATAATAATCCTTGTTTTGCTTCGCTGCAAAGGAATTATATGAAACCTCTTTTCCGTTTTCATCCTTGATTCCATAGTCTCCCCGCGCAACCTCATAGCTGAGTTGAATTCGCTTTTTCACGTCCTCGTCGGTATTCAAAAGTTCTTTCGCTATGGCTGTTTTTTGGTCATAGCGGTATGTTTTAGCTGCTTCCGAGCCATGAAAAGCGTCGTATTCTTTTCGCGTCTGCGCCTGAAGCTCTTCCAGCGCAGCCCGCGCGCCCTCGTCAATTGGCTTTGATAGCTGTCCGGCTATTTTTTCTAGCTTTTCATTAAACTGCTTTTCAAGCCCTGACGCATTGGTATATTGATAGCTTTCATATTCCTTTTCCAATTGCTTTAAACGTTCCTGCTCCGCTTTGTGCTGCGCGTAAGCCGTTGCCTGCACCTGAGAGCGTATATTATTTCCTGCTAACACAGGGTCTGAATATTTAGAACGCTGTTGCAAAAGATTTGCCTTCAATTCCTGAATCTGTTTTTTATAATAAGCGTTATCCAGCTCCTGTTTCCCCTGCGCAAGGTATTCCTGCATCAGGCGCGTGTCCTGCCCCTGCTTCTGGCGATTCAGGACGTTTTTTAAATTGACCGAATAATCGCGGAGTTGGTTGTCCTCCGGCTGCTTCTCGGCTTTAGCAGGCTGTAAATCTGTCTTATCAGCCGGGACAGCTTTTATATTATAGGGTTGAATCGCTACCTGCGAAGGCTTATTTTGGTGCATCCGATTGACGAATTCAAGCCTTTGGCGTTGCCGTTCGTCTATTGCCGCGCTTTGTTTTTCCTCGTTAAATTTTTTAGCCAGCTGCATTCTTTCTTGATTTGTCATATTTTCACCGCCTGTCTGCTATCTGATGATAATACTCATTTTGGCCTAAACTTTTCATAACAATTTTTGTATATTCTGTTCCGCAGTCATACATACGGACAAGCATTTCTTCAACTTCCTGTGAAGCGTCCAGGCCGATGATATAATTTGCAATGTCGGATTTTGTAAGAGTATCCCCGTTTTTTATCCTGTTATCGAGGGCTTTTGTATAGGTAGAAAGCTCCTTGTTCAATTCTTCTTTTGTTTCTTTTCCGTTACTCGCTTGAAGCTTAAGCAAATTGTAATAGCTCGTCGCCTGGTCCTGCTCTTTACTGTAATTAAACTGCTCCTGCGCAAGCTTGTTCGCAAACGAATCCTGCTGCTTTTGGTAGGCGAGCTGCTCCTGCGCGAGCCTGTTTGCAATCGCGTCCTGCTGGGAATTGTAATGGAACTGCCGGTCCGTATTTTCCTGCCCGACTGTGTTCCAATAATCGGTATTCTGGAACTGTGCGTTGTTCATGTAGGAGTTGAGCACATCTGTGTATTTCCCATAATCGAAGCTGCGCTCGTTATTGTACTGGTTGGTAAGGTAGTCGCGGTTCGTGTAATAGTCGCTGAGCGCGTCCCGGTACCGGTTGTAATCCGTGTTTTCCAGCCCCTGCACCACGTTTAAGCTGTTGAGCGTCTTGTTGTCCTGGTCCTGGTAACGGCCATAGGCCTTCTGTTCTAAGGAATCTATCACGCCGTTGAGCTTATCCATATACCCGTTGTACGCCGTCTGCCCCGCTGTCTGCGCGTAGCTGTTGCCGTACCCGCCCGTAAGCGCCGAAACCTGCCCCACCGTGTCCTGCATAGCCTTCTGCGCGTTCTGCGTATACTGCTGCTGGTAACGGTGGTAGGCCGCGTCCTGGTTCGGGTCATAGGAAAAGCTGCTGTTTATGTATTTATCCGCAAGGCTCTTCATCTGCCCGTCGTACCGGCTTTGGTAATCCTCCGGTTTCTTCAGTCCGGAAAGCCCCTGCTGTGCCTGCTTGACCGCCGCGCTTTCGTTGTACCCCTGCTTGAGCATGTTGTAATAGGCGTCATACGCCTGGTCCTTCTTCCTGCTATCTGCCATTTGTGCGTTCCCCTTCCTGCTTATTAAAATCCTCCGTAAAATTCTCCCGGCCAAGGTTTTCAAACATGTACCTCAAAAATTCGTACTGCTGCGCAAGGTAAAAATTGACGTCCTGCAGATTGCCGTCCAGCTTCGGGGGCGGCAATGTAAAATCAGCCATTGAGCTCACTCCCCTTTTCTGAAGTCATGGACAGGGCGTACAGCTTACAGGCCCCGCGCCCCTCCAGCCGTACCCGCAGGTATTCGCAGCGCCGCGGGAGAATCGGGACGGTTATCGTCCGTTTCTCCTTTTCCACCGTACGGTATACCGTTTCCCATTGCCCGCCGTCCTGCTGCAGGCTGATATTGACACTCCCCTGTACCGTCAAGCGCAGCTGAAGCTTTGAGATATATTTTTTGTCCGTGCTGTCTTCGTATAAATCTCCCGTTTCAGCAAACCACGCAAACGCGTCTTCAATGCTTCTGATTCCATTTGCCACTGTAAAATCGTTGCGTCCGCCCACGGAATACAGCGTATCGTCCTCAATAAAGTAGAGCTGTTCCCGGCAGTTGGCAAAGGCGCTGATACGCGCCGCGTCTTCCTTTGTCCATAATCCTTTCGACGTATCGTAACAATAAAGGAACCGCTGCATTTTATTCTCTGAGAAGAGCGATATGTAGTATTTATCCACCTGTCTGCCCGCGATGGCACGGGAGAAGCTTTCGTCCCCCAGGCTGCCGGATATCCTGCGTGCTGCATTGCCGTCATACGCGTAAACTCCGTCCACCGCCTTGTAATAGCACACGCCGCCAATCAGGCAAAGGCTTTTTCCGCTGCCCTGCTCCACACCCTTCTGCTCATAGGAAAGGATTTGAAAGTTCTGCGGGCGCGTCCCGTAGATTTTAAATATCGTGTTTTCCTTGAAGAAGGTCGGTACGCCGTTCTGGACGCACGCGCCTGTAAAAATCCCCGCAACGCCCACACTGGCCGCATAGCTTGAAATTGACGTTTCCTCATACTTGCGCCAGTTCTTAAAATCGCCGAGCGCGCTGCAGTAGATTTCGTTCTTTACCGAGTTACAGCCCCAAAGCCTGTTCTGGTATCCGACGACATACTCCATATCGGGCGTGGAGCGCTTGATGGCAAAGCCCGCGGCGTCGAACCGGGTAAACTCGATGTTATCCTCCGCACTGTTGTATGTATAAGAATCGTTGTCAAGCTTTGCGTTGATGAGCAAAACGCCCTTTTTTTCCTCCGCGTTCGAGAATTTCTGCATCAGCACCTTTTCCACACAATGCCACCCGTTTAGGGGTTCCAGCCTGCCCTCCAGCCCTTTGAATTCCACGTAGTCCCCTTCGCTCAAAAAACTCAGGTCGCATTCCTTCCCCGTGTCGTCCTGGATGGCAACCAGCAGGTAATAGTTATCGACCCTTGTCAGCGAAAGCTTCCTGGTTTCGAGTTTCACGCCGTTTTCATGCGTCTTCAGGCCGGTTACCTGATACAAAACGGACGGAGTCTGCGCAACGCTGACAAACACATCCCCGTTTACTCCCGAAGATGCCACGGTTCCGGTCAGCGTTTTGCTGTTGTCCGGCTCATACAGGTTTGCCTGATGGATGGTATTTTTGTTTCCGTCAAAATTGAACGGAACCTTAAACAGGCGCAGCCGATACCCTTTTTTTGCCTCAAAGGCATTTTCCATATGCTCTACCTTTTTTTCCGGTGCCTCGGTATTCACATACACCTTATCGGGGAAGACAAAAAGGTTTGCCCCCATCAGGACCATCTCACGTTTTTCCTGTTTCTTCTCATCTACCGTCAGGTTATACAAATACCGGCTTTTGTCGTCTGTCCAGTACGCGACTGCAATCTGGTTGACACCCGCCGGGATTTCTATATAGTCCTTTCCAACCGTGTCATAGGTGAGCAAATCGCGCACCCACGTGCCGTTTTGAAACAAGCCGACACGGACACCGCCTCCCGCCCCGGAATACTGCGACGTAAACTTCCAGCTGCTTGCGTCGATTTTGTCGCCGGGACTGACAGACAAGATTTCAAAGCTGTCAAGATACGGGTTTTGCGTCAGGACGCCATTGACGTAATACTTGCCTTTTGTAAGCTTGTCAGTATCATAGAGGTTCGTTTTGATGGGCGGCAGTTCTATCTCATCTTTTCCAATATGCAGTATATTGTCTGAAATCCAGTACAGGCTGTCTGTCCCGGCGGCAAAGCCGCTCAGGCTGCGCAGCGTGCCCCCGACCCCGCGTTTTTTCCTGGTGGACAGCACCGGGTAATCGTCACACGCCATATTTCCCATATCGGAAAAGCTGCCGGCGGGGACGGCTTCCCTTTGGCATAATCCTTTGAAGGTATCGATTGTCAGCTTGCTTTGCTTCAGCTGGTTCAATACAGGCAGAAACATCTCCATCACCTCATAATATTGATAAGCTCCCGCTGCTTGCCGCGGTGTGTGCGCATATATTCCTTCTGGAACGCTTCAAGCGTCTGGTTATAAAGCGCCATATCGTTATTAAACCGGTCGATTTCCGAAAGGGTAAAATCGATTTGCGCAAACAGCCAATAAAGGTAAAGCGAGCTGAAGGCGTCATCCACCAAAAGCTGCGCCGACATGTCCGGCCCGTACTTCTCAATCGGCCGAATGCTTCCCTCAAAGTCACAAAAAAACGTATCGTAAAGGTTGCGGTCAAGCTCTGAAAGCCATGCCACCTTCTGCTCTTGTGTAATTGTGTTCGGTTTTAGCTCGTCGCACCGGTTGATACATGTCCTGATATCCATAAAATCCTCCTAATTACAAAAGGGGCAAGCGTGCGCCTGCCCCTTCCCGTCACGAGCTTTCCGCAAGCTCCTCAATTTTCACTTCTACCTGTTCCCGCTGCTCAATCGCGTTCTTGACGGCCTCCGCGATATGCGGCTTTACTTCCACCCATTTCCCACGCTTGATTGTGCAGGCGTCGCCGTTGACGGAAACGAATACCGGAGACTTGTCCTTGCTGTCCATTGGTATCTTGATTTTCACCCTCTTTTCCGGTTTAGGTGTCTGTTCGGGCTCTGTTTTTGTATTTTTAGCTTCTGCCATGGATTTCGACCTCCTTTAATTTGCTTTTGCGGAATCGCTGTACTGGGACAGGCTTTCTACGCGAACCAGGTATTCATCGGAAAGGATGTCCGCGCCCTTTGTTGCCTTCCAGCCGACAGAACTGATACGGTCGAGCTCGTCGTTATAGCCGAGCGGCTTTACGATATGCTTCAGACCTCCGTTTTTGAGCTTTGTCTTCGCATAGGCATGCGCGCCTAAAATCAGCGTACTGAAAATTGCCTTGCCCTTCGCGCCGTACTCTCCCGGATATATTTCCGTCCCCACCGCCGCAGTGACAGTGCGGTCGAGTGTAAGCCTCGCGCTGCCGGCGCTGCCGGAGGTGCAGGAGGATACCGTGTAGATTTCATCCCCAAGCTGCACTTTACGCTCCTTAACCTTCAGCGCGTCCTCCGCCGTAATGCTTTCATTCACCGTAATCTCCGCGGCCGCGGACACCGCCGTCTTTACAGTCAGGTTTCTGGTTTTGGAAGTCAAATCCTCCGCGCGCATAATTTTGGCCTCGCTCGATTTCACAAAGCGCACATTGCCAATCATGCCGATTTCTCCACGGAAATAGTTCTCCGGCTTTGCGTATTTTATGACGTTGACCCATTCGTCCTTGAAGCGCATCAAATCGTAGGCCGCGTACGGATGGATAATCCCGACATAGCTCCCGTTAATCGGCTCCGCGTTCATTGCTTCCAGCTGCGCCTGGCAACGGAAAATCACGTCGGGCGTCAGCCTGCAGTCCTCCGTGAGCTGCGCACGGCTGAGCACCTCCGTGCCGTCCTCCTTCGGCGCGTAAAAAACGTTATAGCCGCTGTTTAGGACCTCGCGCGTAATCGTGTCGAGCGTCCTGCCCGCCTGTGAGCCGAGCAGCTTCGTCTTCTGTATGACAATCGGGTCGGCCGCCGTCATCTGGATGATATCGGACGATTTGATGTAATCGCCGTACTGGTGCACCTCACCCTTGATGGCGGATACGCGCAGCTTGTTGCCCGCCTTGGTCACGCCCTCCACGAGCGGCTCCGTCGCCTTTTCGAGCGAGCTGAATTTACGGTATTCGATGGTAGAGCCTGTACCGTTTGGGATATCGTACGCGTCTCCGAACTGGTCGTGTACCAGGTTCGGTTCCGCGTTGTCAATCAGCCTGGTGTTATAAAACTCCTTGATGTCCGGCGTCATGCTTTCCTGTGTGGACACCTGGACGTCGCTGTCGAACAGCCTCAAATCGAACAAAATATTTTCAAATTCCATTTTTTCCATATGTACCTTCCTTTCTTTTGCCTAAAAAAGCTTCTCCCCCTCCAAAATGCGGCGCTCCCAATCTTCGCGCTGCGCTTTGGTGGAGTTTTTGACGTCGAGCTTCCCCTTGACTGCCGCAGGAGCGCCGGCGGCGCTTTCAAGCGGACGGGAGCCACGCGCCTTGATGTTTTCCGTCACGCGCCGCTGCGTGTCGTGCACGGCGGCCTCGATGGTACCGGCCTGAATCTCGTCGAAATGACAAACCTTGTACGCCGTCATCACATCTATCCCCTTGGAAAGCAGGCCGGAAAAGTTCTCGTTTGCAAGCTCCGCCTCGAAATCGAAGCCGGGGAACGTCTGCTTCACATCCTCACTCTGGCGCATCCATTCGCCGAGCACCTGTTCACGGTGCGCCTTTTCCTGCTGTTCCTGCTGCGCACGCTTGAACCGTTCGTTTTCAAGCTCAAGCTGGCGACTGCGCATAAGCTGTTCCGCGCTTATCCCCTTTTCAACCGCCTGCGCTTCCACCCAAGCCTTGTCCTCGTCGAGCGCTTTCTCCAGCGCCGCCGGGTCGTTCACGCCGTAACGGAGGTAAAGCCGGTCAAGCAGGGCGCCGTGCTGCTTTTCAAGCGTTTCCTTGTCCTTGCGCTGTGCGGCAACCAGGTCTTCCGTCTTTTTTCCAAATTGCTTTTTGTACTTTGTTTTAATCAGCTGCTCAAATTCAGCATCCGGGTCATCCTCCTGCTGTGCCGCCGTCCGCTCTCCTTCCGGCTTCGCCTGTTCGTTTATGGGTGCAGGCGGCATGTCCCCGCCTTCCCCTTCTGCTGCCGGTCCCGTGATAACAGGGGCCGCGCCCTCGTCGAACAGTTGTAAATCGAAAATCATGTCCATAAAAATCTCCTTCCCTTCGTTTTCTGCAAAACGCTAACGCATCTGCCTGCTTTTATTGTAATCGGGCAGTTTTTTACATGCCCCCCTCTTTTCGGGAAAATGAAAAATTTTTATATAATCCGGGTAATTTTCCGCAATTCCTTGCAGGCCGTCTGCGATTGTCTGGAAAATTTCGTTCAAAATCCGGTTTTCCCCGCAGTACCAGACCGTGCTGTCCCCGCTGTTAAGCCGGACATAGAAACCGGCAAGCGCCCCGGAGCCTGCTTCTTTCCGAACCCGCAGGCCGAGCGTATTTACCAGCGCGGAAACACCGGCGCACACGATATCGTTCCCGGGGAAAAAGCCCGCGTGTCCTTTGATTGTGAGGGAACGGCCGTCCTGTTTTTCCTCTATCGATACTGTAATCATTTCGGGCTGGACACCTCGCTTGCGCGGCGGCGCGCCTTATCCTCCGGCGTGTTCCCGCTTAAATCCTCGCCGATGCTGTTTGTCGCCGTTGTCTGTCCGCTGTAACCGGAGGCCGCGGCCGTCCCGCCTCCGGGCTGTACCGCTGCGCCTGCCTGCGGTTTTTCCTGCCCGGTCATTGCGCCAACGGCTGAAAGCAGGCGGGCCATCTGTTCCTGCATGGCCTGGAGCTGCTGAGCCATCGTGCCGTTTTGCTCGATTCTTCTGCGGATGTTGTCTTTCCCCTCGAACTCCATCATCTCGAGCGCGGTCAGTGCCTGGTCTGCAAGCTGCGGGTTGAAAAAGCCCCTGCCAAGCATTTCCTTTGCGTCCTCGTTCTGTGCAATACGGTTGAACGGATTCTTTTTCTGCGCGCTGACCTTGATATCGAATACAGGAAGCCGCTGCGCTGTTTCAATCCCAAAGGCATTATCTGTCCCGCCCGGATTGATTCGTGAGTTGTCGTATTCTACAAATTGCATATCGCCGGACTTGCCTGTGATGCGGAAGCTGCGCCGCTCGCTGTAGAACTGGCGGACCAGCTCGATAATCAGGCAGCATTCCTGCTCGAACGCGTTAAAGCTCCCCTTGTTGAGGTCGCGGCTGAGCTTGCTGCCCGCCTCCTGCAGCGCGGCAATAGCGCTTGCCGCCGTAACGCCGCTGGTTGTTCCGCCCTGCGCGAAATCACGGTTGCCGCTTGTTTCCTTGAGCTCGTCCACCTTCAGCTGGTAGGCGGTGAACACACCGCTGCCTATTGGGTCGACGCGGATCGGCTCCATGTTTTGCGTCGAAGCGCCCTTTATGTTGACAAACGGCTTGCTCGTGTCCGCAAAGTCGTCGAGATTGACGCTGCCGCCGTTTTGGACGAACCACCGGGGCTTACTTGTAAGCGCGGCGTTCTCCAGAATAATCTGGTTGAGCTTGTCGATATAAATCTGGCAGTCCTTCGTCACATCGATATAGCCGAACCCGACGGGCATATCCTTCTCCGGAAACAGCACGTCGAGCACAAACGGGTATTTCCCGTGCTCGTACAGGCCGCTTGCGCTGTATTCCTCTTCGTTTTCCGTTGCGAACAGCACCGTGTCCCCGGCATATTTGCAGTAATGCAGGACGCTTTTCCCACCATGCGCCTGCTTGTAATAGCAGTCGACTACATAGGATTTTTCCGTCGTATCGATGTCCTCGTCGTGAATGTACCGGCTGAGCGTAAAATCGGAGCCGCCGAGCCGTTCCCTTACTTGTGGGTAGGATTCCTTCAGCGCGTCGTTGTCACAGAGGCTCACATAGAACAGGTACGGGCTTTCCTGAATGTCGCTGACGCCCGGTTCCCAGAAGAGGTTGAGCAGCTCGCACTGCCGGATTTCTATATCGCCCAGCCCGTTCAATTTTTCCGGGTTCCAAAAGATACCCTTGACGCTCGTTCCGTTCTTGATTTTGTCGTATGCGGCGTTGGAGTATACCTTTTCGTAATTGTTCTGTTCCAAAATCACGGGCAATATCTCCGTAAGAATTTCCGCGTCTTCCCTGTCGTCGTCCGCGCGCGGCAGGACGTTTGGTTCGGGATAGCTGTCGCGCATGTCGGCGTGCTTGTTGATGATATTGTTGAACAGCCAGGCCGACGCCGGTGTAATGCGTTCCTTGCTGTTTGGCTGGACCTTCTCGCGTATTTGCTCCCAGTGGCGCATTTTCCACCACTGCTCGTTGTCAATGATACGGTTGTCGAGGTTCGCCTTCCCCTTCTGGTACCGCAGCAGGATTTCTGTAAATTTGTGCAGGCGCTCGCTGTCGACCGGAAGCGCACGCGGCGGCCCGGACGGCTGCAAGGCGCCGCTTTCTCCTCTGTTTTCCTGAATTTTTTCTTCCATACTCTCAGCTCCTTATAGCTTATACAGGCCGCTGTAACGGCTCTTTTTCGGTAATAAATCAAGGGGATCGTCCCAGTCAGGCACTGCCAATACGTTTTTGCGCGGGCTGATTGGGTTATTCATCAGCACATACCGGCATTCGTCGTAAATGTGGTCCTCCTGCGTCGTGTCTACGTCCTCCGCCTTCTTTTCGTCGTAAACGAGGTTCGGGATGGTGCGGATAAACTGCCGGCAGGTGTAGAATACATAGAACATCGCGCGGCCGTCACCGTCGAAGGCAAGGCGGTGATGGTACTGCATCTTTCCTGGAAGGCGCGTATTGTCGCCCGGCTCCCAGTAAACGCCCTGCTGCGCCATCAAATCGGCCACCGACGTTCCCCTGCTCTTGTCAAAGATACTCGGGTCCGCTATTCCGATAATCTGACGTCCCCTGAGGTTCCTGTCCGTTTCTTCATACGCGCGGATTTCCGCTGCAATTTTGTCTACGCTCCACTTCACGCCCTCGTTCGAGGTTCCCGTGCAGCCATAAAGCTCCGCGATGCGGTAAATGCAGCCGTCTTCGTCCGCCGCGTACCACCCGACAGAGAACGGCTTGCTGTACCCAAAATCAAAGCCGCGGTAAACGTTCCAGTGGAGTGGGATTTTAAACGGTGCAATCACATGTGTAAAGCAGCCATCGTCGTAATGCTCAGGGTCATCCCGCCATTCGGTGAACACCTGGCCTGCGAACGTGTCCCATTTGCCGTAAAGCAGGGCGTTTCGCTGGTTCTCCTCCATACCGGCAAGCCTCGCGAGATACTGCGGGTTATTCTCGAGCATAATTGGGTTATCAAAAATTTTGCTTGGGACAAACACGCTGCTGCTCCATTTTGTAATTTTCTTACCGTCCGGCGTGACTACCGGAAGCCTTCTCCAATACGTCTTCTGCGGCCAGGCTACGTCGATAAAGTAGGATTTGACCCAGCCGTGGCCTACTCCGCCGGGGTTTGCCGTGGTGCGGATATAGCTTTTCGTGTTCGGGCCGCTTGCGCGGTTACGGGAACGCATGTAGTCGTACTCGTCCCACATGAAATGCGTCAGCTCGTCGATGCCGACAAAATCGAACTGCAGGCCCTGATAGTTGTATTTTGCCTTGAAGTTCGACATATGGCCGAAATAAATTTTCGCCCCGCTGGGGAATGTCCACACATGCTTGCTGTCGTTGAATTTCGCCCCAGGATAGGCACGTGGATAGATTTTAAAGCATTTTTCCATGATTTCAATGAGCTGCGGGAACGTCTTGCGCAGGATAATCCCCTTATAATTTGGGACATTTACCTGGCGCAGGGCTTCCGCGACCAAGTACTCGCTTTTTCCGCCGCCAGCCGCGCCGCCGTATAATCCTTCATCCTCTCCGCGGCGCAGCATCTCATACTGCTTTGGCTGCGGTTTCCATACGACGTTCATCCTTCGTCCTCTCCTTCCGTTTCTTCCGGCGGTTCCGGAATTATCATTTCAGGCATCGGCACTACGCCGTAGCCCGTGCTCTCCTGTTCGGAAAGCTTCCGGCCCTCCGACAAGAACAACACCTGCTGCAAATCCTTTACCGCTGCGGTCAGCTGGCGCAGGGAAGAAATATTGACCGTGCCCTTTGTCTGGTTCTGTCTGACCGTCTCCTCCGTGACGTCCACCCGGCGCCGCTCCCCGTTTTCGTCTTCCTCAAAAATCGAGAATTCCCGCTTGAACTTGTCGTAGGTGATATGGATATTAAGCTCGTTTGCCGCCCTGGAAATTTTCGTGATGAGTTTGTCGGTCGCTCTGCCGAGCTTATCGAAATTACTCAGCGCTTTTCGCTGTGCCTGCCGCTCCATATTTGTGCCAAGTTTTTTCCTATACCGTTCGCGTTCCTGTGTCCACTGTTCCCGCTGCGCCCGTTTGGTCAGCGTAGAGCCGCTGATATTGTGCTTTTCCGCGAGTTTTATGTACCCAAGATTTCCCGTGATATATTCGTTTTTTATAGCCGTCCAATCGGCTGAATTTTTTGTACCGGAATTCACACCCGGATCACCTCCCGTTTTCAGCCTATCAAATATGCAAAAAAACTGCCCCCCTGTTTTCAGGGGGACAGCATAAATTTTTTATTGTTCGTACTTCCTGTGCAGGATTTTCGCAAGCGGACATTTTTCGTATTCATAGCTCTGGCAATACATCCGCCGGTGCCGGCGCTTTTCTTCCTCAGAGCAGAACTTTAAAAGCGTCGTGCTGTCTTTCACAACGCCTTCACAGGAAATCTTCTGTTCGCTTTCCCGCTGGAAATAGGGACATATAATCACGGCCGATTTCGGCACCACGCTCATCTCCTCAGTATAAACCGGCCGTCGAGGAAGCCTTCCTTCACATAAACCATGCGGTAGCTCGTACCCGTGACGTCGTTGACCGTCAGCTCGCATTCTTCGTCCAGTACACGGTAGCCCCGCGGCGCAACCGGCGGCTTTCCCTTGAGGAACCGCGCCACGTCGCGCACGCCCGCCTCTTTTACTTCAATTTCCGGCTGTTTTAAGTTCCGGCTCTGCTTGAGCCGCTTCTTGCCCGTAATATCCTTGCGTATGTACGCCGCAAGCTTTTTGTAATTGCCGTCGCTGTAAAGCTGTTCAAACTTGACGCTGCCCGTGCCCTTCCCTTTTTTCCAAATCTGCTGGATAATTTCTGCCGGCAGGTACGGTATCACCATATGCGCGTGCCAACGTTTTCCCTTTGTGCCCTTTTCCAGGCAGCCAATATATTTTAAGCTGTCGGTTCCGTTTTTCCCGCACCAGTAATCAAGACGCCGGAGGAAATTATTAAGTATCCGTTCGGCCTCCTCCTCTGTCAGGTTTTCCAAAAAGGTGAAGGTCAGATACCAGTCGCCTACCGTAAAGTTATTGCAGATTAGCCTCCGGCATTTTTTCTTTGCGTGGATTTCATTGAGCGCTTTTTGCTTCTCTGAGCTTTGCGCGCGTTTCTTTTCACGGGTCAGGCATTTTAAATTCCGGCGGCGGATGCTGTAATAAACCTCCACCTCTCGCATGGGGCCGCTGCTGATAATTTTTTCATAGTACGGCATAGGCTTACCTCCTTTTTCGTCGTGAAAATAATCGCTTAATCAAGATAGAAAAGGGCGGCCGGGGCCCTTTTTGATTTTGCTTTTTCTTTATATATAGGAAAAGCACGGCAGATAATTATTCATTTATTATCCGATAAACCGGACAGTTGAGTTTCAATGCCTTGACATTGCAAGACGCAGGCTGTATATTTATGGCAAATAAAATCCGAAAGGAGGGAATGCCATTTGATCATAAGTTTCTTTGAAGCCGCAGGAGGACATCTGCAGGAGTTAATTAAGCTGATTACAAACATAAATCTTATTCATTTTGCACTTTTTCTTATAGGACCAACTTTAATAAAAACAGGGATAAAAAAAGCTTTATATTCAGCTGGTCTAAGCCGTAGAGCTGCAAAAAAATGGACAAATCGAATTTCCGCGGCAGTTGATGTGGTTCAAAATGTAGATTTAAATAAGAAATAAGGATTTCCGCCCGCAATCACGCGGGTGGTTTTCATTATTTATCCTTTTCCGGCACTTCCATCTGAAGAAACCTTTTGCTACACTCGATGCAGTCGATTCCTTCCTTTTTAAGGCAGGGAATCTCTGTGTTGAATGCAAATATATCGTTTGGGCACATGATTGCCTGCGCCATCTTATCAAGGCTCAGCGTTTTTATCTTTTCATAATAGTTCATTGTGCGTTTCCTCTTTTGTTTAAGCTGTTTCTAAAGGGCAGCCATCTTTTCCTGCACAGCGTCAAGCTTATTCACGGCCTTTTCTATCTCTGCCATATCCGGCTCCTTTCTTTGCAGTTGACTGCAATATCAGGTTTATGGTGCGAACTATAAGCTCACAGAAAAACACCGGTAGGTTCGCACCAAAATTAAGGCTTGGAATTTGAATATCAATGTGGTAATATATAAAAAAGAAGCATTATCTGGAGATTTTCCACGGAATCCGCATAAATCTCCTTCTCTTTTTAGCTTCTTTTGCTGTCACCGCCCACGCGGCGGTGTGGATTGAAATCACGTCAACGGAATTAGCTCCGAGCGGCGAAGCCGTCACCGCCCACGCGGCGGTGTGGATTGAAATGTCTTGCCGCAGACCGTCACGAGATTGGCGGATAGTCACCGCCCACGCGGCGGTGTGGATTGAAATGACTATCATATATCCACCCCTACATAATCAGCGGGTGTCACCGCCCACGCGGCGGTGGCGGCTCCCAACGCCACCAGCCCTGTTGCCCCTGAGCGGGAACGGGGCTTAAAAATTTTATTGGGTTGCGCAGAACCCAGGCAAAACGCCCAGGCGAATAATCACCGAGAATCTGTTCGCGTTCAGAAAGAGAATCGAATATCTCTCCAACAGGTACGCAATCAACCAGCTCCACCGTCCCGATGACCGCTCCGCGGTAAATCATCTCTTTACAAAGCGGCGACTGATGATGGTAGAGCGTAAGCAGCTTGTCCCGCTGCTCGTCCGTCAAACCGCGCAAAACCTCTGACAATTCCTTTTCTGCGGCATGGATAGCGACGCGCCCTCGGATATTCGTCCTCGCGGCGGTGTGGATTGAAATGTATTGTTTCATTCCCAGTATAATCGCGCTTGCATACGGCTGGCAGACGGTGAGCGCTCTGATGTACGTCTGCCTTTTCAGGGCGTTTGCTGTGATATAGCGCTCAAATTCAAACCGCTCTTTGTCGGACAGCGGAATATGCGCTGGGACTCCTCTCCATTTTTTAAACCGCGCATAAAGTGGCGAGATTTTCGGATGGTTGATGTTGATGCGGTATGTATAGGGGTTGTCCGGCGCCCATATGCTGTCATCTTTTTTTAAATCCACTTGGCCCATAGATATCTCCCTACCCTATGAAAAGACGGGTTTATTTTTTTGCTGTCCTTTCGGCAAATACAATACAGCCGGAGATAAAAGTAATCAGCATATATATCAGCATCTGCCGCAGGGTATCAGATGGAGAAAGCTTTCCCAGGTCGGAGCCGCCGGCTGTCCCTAAAATTCCAATGATGCACAGCGCACCAAGGATTTTTGCCCAGTGCTCTTTGAAAAGATAGAGAATTCCCTGCAATACAAAAAACAGTTTTTTGATAAGCGTCATGTTTTAATCTCCTCAATCATCCTTGAATTTTTTCTCCGCGCGCTCCGCCTGCTCATTTTTTCCAGCTTGTCCAGCTTTTGTGCAAAATAATATAGGTCACCGCCCATCGGCGGTGTGGATTGAAATTTTATAACTGCCGCTTTGGGCATATGTTTCACCTCTGCGTTACCATTTCACCTTGACGACCATAGGCGTTTTACACTGCCTGGATACAATTGAGCTCAAGGTTTGCTCCAGATTCCTTCTGTTGTTTATAACCTCTTCCTCTGTCGCCGGCGCGAACCGAATCGTTACCTTTGCCCTTCCCTTGTCTCCAAAATCGACATACGAAACATCTCCGTCCTTCGGGTACCCCGGCGGCGGGTTATGTAAATTCCTTCTGAGCCTTTCAAGCTCCGATTCAGATTCTGCCAATTGCAACACCTCCTGTTCAGCATATGTTTTCGGCGGATTGTCCTATGTATGGCTTATTTCGACCAAAATTAAACCGAACATATTTTCTGCATTTTGCACAAAAAGCAAGAATAATTCGTCAAGAGAAAAATAACAACGTTTCATTTATGTTGATTTTATTCACGTTTATGAGTAAGAAATTCACTTTTTTATTAATTACTTATTTTAGAGTTCCGTTAATTTGCACAATTCTAGATATAGTATGTAAAATTGACAGAACCATTATATCTTGTTATATTTTATGCGGATGGGAAGATTATCCAATAGAGACTAAGGCAGCAGTATCACCATGAAAAGGAGGTGATTCTATGCCGAAACGTATTTCTGTAACCGGAGAAACCGACACTGGCCGTAATACAAATTTCCGGGACAATTACTCAGGACAAAATATGACGAGAAATCAGTTTGTAAATGAGATTAATGCCGGAAATTATGAGAACTATCACGTTCGGAATATCAACGGTGTCCCCACACCGTGTTCAAATCCGGATAGCTCTACAAATAACAATTTAGGTTGAGTCTATAGGTTGAGTTCAAAAATGCTGCCTTAATCCCTAACCCTCGAAAACAGATAAAGAAAATCGGTATTGGGAAAAAACTTTTGATGGATTGCTTTGGCTTCTTCCAACCAAAAATGTTGTGATCCGCTAAGTTTTCTGGAAAATGTCTCTTGTGCTATTCCAATCTCCAGAGCAATTTGTTTCCCAGTCAACCCTTTTAATTTGATTTCAATTTTGAGGTTCTTATATATTGTTCTCATCCTTTCTAGTAAACGGAAGGAGGTGTTTATATGCCGAATAAAAAACAGACAAGCCCGAAGGTAGCAAGTAAGGCCTCTAAGGCTTTGCAGGATGGGCGTTCCAGCGCGCGTACAAAGAGCATTGCAGGAAGCGCTTTATCACAGACAAAGAAGAAATAATTAACTTTTGACTGAGCAGGGTGTTTGCCGCGCCCTGCTTTTGTCTTATCTCTTGCTCACACATTGTCACCGCCCATTGGCGGTGTGGGTTTAAATACGCGGATTTACCATCCTGTGGCGGCTCCGGTTTTGGGGCCGTCTTTTTATGCTGTTCTACGGTTTCCTGGGTCAAAAAGCCATTCAAGCCTATATTCTGGGAGAAATTCAGAGGTAACGACTATCTCCGAATAATTGTTTTACTGTCGGAATTTAAAATTTTATGTACAATATTGTGAAATATCATCACATGTGGTAATATGTAGTAAAATATTAAAGGAGCGTGTCATTATGAAAAAGGCGATTATATTATTTCTCTGCACCATACTCTTGTTTTCTTTTACAGGCTGCAGCCCAAGTGGGGACAGTCTGAACGAAAATTCAAGTACCGTCACTACGCCGGTTTACACCGAGCCGGTAACAGAAAAACCAACCGTTGCCCCAACGGAGAAGCCTACGGAAAAACCAACTGAGGAACCAACAGAAAAACCGACTGAAAAACCAACGCAGGCACCTGTGTCCTCCACAACCGCTTCGAAGTATAGCGCGTCATCCTCCAGCTATCACTATGAGGCTCCACCCTCCAGTGCCGAACAGCAAAAAAACTCTATGACCGTATACATCACGCCGTCTGGTAAAAGGTATCATTACTTAAGCACCTGCGGAGGAAAAAACTCTTACGCCGTATCAATCGACGACGTTGGAGGCCGTACACCCTGCAAAAAGTGTGTGCATTGATGTTTTGGATGTCACCGCCCACGCGGCGGTGTGGATTGAAATCTGTCAATATTGGCGGTTATGGTGCTCAAAATCTTGGTATGCCTATTGAAGTCGAAAAAACAACAGATTTTGCCGTAGAATCAATATTTAAATTACGTATGGTTACTTCCCGCGGGCCTTGCGTTGCTCAGCTTGAAGTTGGAGCGTTATCTTCTTTTAAATAATCCTTATTCAGTTCAAAATCCGTGCAACTTGTTTTTTTGACTTTTAATGCACATGCATACTTTTGCCCGTACCATACGCCATTTTCGACGGCTCTTATCTTGATACCGTGTACGCAGACCTTACAGTAGCACTCTTCTTCGTTGCGTTCTTTTAGGTGTTTTTCAACGCTGGCGAGCTGCGCTTTAAGCATTCTATTTTCTTCTTGCAGCTGTTTTTTACAAGACATTATGTTCTCTCCCTTCTGCTCAGGCGGATTTTTTAAAAACTTAAAGGAGGTATATTATGGAAATATATATAACACCTGTAAATTATAAAAATGAAAATATGATGGATATTTGCGTAAACCTTGTAAAAAATTGTCCTCTGTGTCATAACGCAATTATGGCAAATGTATTGGGAGCATATATGAATAAAAATGTTTTGACTATAACGCATTCATGTCCTGCGTGTGAATCCTTTTTCATTTCGCTTTATATTGATCCATACTGTTCAGGCGCCTATGAATGTCTCTCGTCATATCCCAATAACCCTGAAGAACATAAATTTTCTGAATGTATTTCTGAGCTATCTCCCGCCTTTGTCAAAATCTATAATCAAGCTTTAGCCGCAGAGGAAAAACATCTTACAGAAATTTGCGGATTAGGCTATCGAAAAGCTTTGGAATTTCTTGTAAAAGACTACGCTATTAGCATAAAACCTGAAAAAGAAGAAGAAATTAAAAAGTCTTTTCTTGCCGCTTGTATTTCGACCTACATCTCAAGAGAACATATTAAAACCCTCGCAAAGGCTTGTACCTGGCTTGGGAACGACCAAACGCATTATGTAAGAAAAAATCAAAACCATGGAATCGATGAATTAAAAGCATTTATTCAGACCTTAATATCATATATGGAAGAAGAATTTAATTTAAAGAAAGCTGAAGAGCTTATTGGCTCAAATACTTAATCAATATCATCAATCTCTTTAATAAAATTACCGTTTAAATCCCAGTATTGTACCGCTTCTCTTACGGGATCGACCTCTGAGTCCTTACCTTTTTCCAAAACAACTTTAATGAGTTGCACAGGTTCAACAGATTTTATTTTGTTAAGGAGGGGAGCGGGCGTCTTTAAGACCTCCTCTTCCATTTGGAGTCTTTTGCTCGTCTGTTTTATTTCGTCCAGCTGTTTTAAAAATTCTTCAAAATAATCCATTTTATCCCCCCCTTCTGCTCAGGCGGATTTGTCTTTGTCACCGCCCACGCGGCGGTG